CAACATACCTGTGGCCAATAACTCATCACCAAGAGCGGTTAAACCAGCATTGATGCTTGTTCCACCTTGGCTACCTGGAGCATAAACAGCACCACCTGTTAACTCAGACAACAAACGTTGTTCTTCGTTAGGGCCAAGAATAATTGTTGGACGTCCAGGGTTACGTGATTTACGCCATGCTTTGATAACATTACGAACTAGACCAGCAACTGTGTTAGCAGTGTAGTCAGCGTAGGTAATAGTGGCTGTGCTACCTTCGGCGATTAGACCTTGAGCGGCATTGGCCTGAATACGTGTGAATCCATCAGTTTGAGGAGCATTACCAACACTGTAATAAACTGCTGTTTGTGTGTTAGCAAAACCAGCCAATGATGTGTCGCCGGAGCTAACAACACTTGGGTTACCAACAAAAGCGGCAGTAATACGTTGATCTACTTTTTCAGCAAAGCTCATACCTAATTCTGTTCCTAGGTTTGAAGCTAGGTCGAATGCAGTAGTCCATCCCAAGAACTTTGAAAAAGCTGTCATTGCAACTGCTGGAGTAGCAACAACTTCCTTGGCTGTGATCTGTGCTGTTTGTTCAATATTACTTCCACCAACATTGTAAGTTGGGTTTGTATTTTGATCAACATAGTCACCATAAGAGATAGGTGCCATATGTGGAACTTTATAGGTATTACCTTGATTAGGCATTACTACATTGGTCATATTGACCAAACCTTGTGATTCGTGAAGAACCTGAATTGCGGAATTCTGGATTGTTTTTTCAAATGCGTTTGATTCGCCAGAACTTCCACCGATAAAATATGACATAATAGTTTCCTTTTAATTTGTCTTTTAAACGATTGGTTTATTCATCGATACACTAAGACCTTTGAGGCTACGTCCACCAATGCCTTGATTTTCTTTCCACTTCTTCCAACCTTCTAGGTCAGTGGAAGCATCTGGAATTTCATCAGGACTACGCTGAACACCTGTGCCAAAACGGCTACCTGTTCCAGTACGTCCTTCATCGGCGGCCAATTTAGGCCTTGATCTTAATATATCACTTGCTAATTGTTCTAATGTATATGGATTGCCTTTGCTGTCCAATTTCACAGAACCATTCGCGCCTTTTACAAAATAATTTCCAGATTCATCATAGTCAATATTGGACTCAAATAAATTTGTGGCAATATCTAACATATTGGGATCAAATCCATTGCGTATAGCAGTTTCTTTGATTTGACTTTGTAGGCTAGTTTGACGAACTGCAAGATCTTTTTGTTCCAATTGACTTTGCAGTCCTTGAATCATATTACGCAATTCAGCAAGCTCTCCACCTACTTTACTGGATTTTACTTCTTTGTTTGGTTTATCGGAACCACCGGAGTTTTGTCCTACTAAGCTCTCTACGAATTTGACAGCGTCTTTGGGCTTCGAAAAGTCCACGCCAGCAACTTTGCTAAGTGCTTGTAATACTTCCATCTGTCCTGATTTTCTAATAGCACCTAGATTAGGTCCTATTGGAGTATCAGTGTTAGCTGGAGTTTGTGGTTGTGTATCATAGATATTAGAACCACCTTGTTGACTATTCGGGGTCACCGCATTTGAATTTTTAGTATCCATTTATTTTCCTTTGGTTATTTCAGTTACCACCTGATGATCTAATTTTTACGTCACAAGATCAAAGACGAAAATTGTTTATCTACCTACGCCCAACATAATAAGCTGTCTGGCAAGAGGGTCATTGGTTGTAGTTCCGCGGTCTTGTATCTCTGAATCAAAGATATCATCCGACTCTTTCTCCTTGACCAATTGTTTCTGAGCTACGTCACTATGACTCCAATCATAGGCATTGGTCTGAGGTTCAGCGACCTGTTGTCCTATTTGTGCTAGATAGGCTGAAGTTTCATCCGGTGGAGTAATCAACTTGATAACTTCACGATCTATGATACCTTGAATCACAGGATTAGTTCCACTTAGACCCTGTGCTGTTTGCAACAATGCCATTTTGAATTGTAGGTCCTTGTCTTCATAGTCTGTGTTGTATTCTATGTCTCCGACCCAGCGTTGATCCATAAAAGCCGCGGCCAACTTTAATATTTCTTGTTCTACTGATTCCATACGGCGAGCACGTTGACTGGCCTTGCGATGTAAAGCACGGCGTTCTTCAATGATAGATATTCCACTTTGAACCTGCATACGTTGACTTCTTATGCTACCTCTGCCTAGAAACCCATCCAAGCGATCTATGATGCTTTGTTGTTGTTCACGAATTTGTTGAATATCCTGTGTGGGAATATTGAATACTTCCATTTGTTCTTTGTCAGCACGAACAATACCACCTCCACCTGCAGGAATACGAATACCAGCGGCAGCACGGATGATCGGTTTGCTAAATCTAACACTGTCGTATGCTTCACACTCTAGTTTGAATAATTCTCTTTGAGCATCTGCGGCCTCGCTTAGGTCACTGACGCCCATATCCGATCGCCGCTGATCTTGTCGTGCCAACACCTGGATCGCAGGTATTGGAAGCCCCAAGGGTAGTGTATATGTTTCTATGGGATCAATCTGGTTTTCCTGATTCATCATCTGCTCTTGCTTGACGATGTATCTTTCACAGTATGTAGGATTCTTGGCATCACCAGCATACCAAAGTTTATATATGGTGCAGTCAGCATCTTGATATTCAATGACTTTGATATATTCAAAATAGTCCTTACCATATTGTGTCCATATACGCCAATCTATAACGTGCTCTGCTGAACACACACTGACATAGGGTCGATTAGAAGGACTAGGGTCTTCAGGTAAATCAACAAATGCCCAACTCCAACCTTCAATGCCGGCCATTGAGGCGGCCTGTTCCATTACTGCGCTTAGACTGTCACCATTTAGATTAGCATTGTTGACAAAGTCACGATACCAATCAGGAATGCCAATGTCGGCATTGTTGGCACGGCTTAGGAAAGCTGGATGGCGAACTGGTTCTTCTTCATAAACTACGTCTACGATCTCGTCGACAATGGCCTTACACACAGGCATTACTGCTACGTTTAATAATTTGTCACGGAATAATGCCGCATCTTCACTGGGTCTTTTGACCAAGACTAGATTCTTAAATGCGGGACCACCTTCATAACTGCTACGATAGGCAGTCATTTGTGGTTGAATGGTCTGCATTAAATGAGAAGGTGCAGTTAACTGTCTAACTGATAAAGCCATGCGTTTTTCCTAGGAATTGTTATAACCAAGTATTTAGTTATCAGGCAAGAAATGGGCTAATATCAGGTTGATTTATGTTAAAAGGTCCAATATACCATCTTAATGTAGGTATGTGAATCCATCTATAAACAAAGGCCTGCGTTACCATATATTTTCACTATTTCCGTGTAATTCATCTTCAAACTTCTTAATCATCCAACTTACTTCTGGCACACCATCTCGACTCTTAGGTATGTTAGTCTCAGTTAGATATTGGAAACCAGGTTCAAGATCAAATCTTTCCATACCATCAATGTATTCTGCTCCGCCCGAATGATCATGGACCATGGGAAAGAAATGATGAATGCCATATCTAATACAATCTCCCAAGGAGTCAATATGAGCATATTTGGCATCAGCATATTTTACTAATTTTTTGCGATTGGCATCTTCATAATGATAAGTTTCTAGGGCATCTAATAGTTTAGTTTCTCCTTGCCATATTGTCAAACGACCTTGATTAATAAAGGCATTACTACTATTATCAGTATCTGACACCATGGGATTACTATTGCGACTATTAATGATACGGAATCCATATTTTTCAAGGATAGTTTTATCAGTAACACCAAAGGGACTTGTGGTATCTCTATTGATTTGACTACCTGACATATCCATTACGCTTTGAATAGTTCTTGTGGGAAAATCAAATCTAATAGCACGAGCCATATCTTCTGTTGAACAATCAGGTATGGTATAAGTTTTTAAGACTTCAATACGACCATCTGGTGATCTAATGTCTCCTACTATTTGTATGATTACAGCCGACATCAATTTTTTATTAAAGTCATGTAGACTATAAAGTTCTCTATTACGATCTCTAATGGGTTCTTCCACAGCCATGGTTCGTCGCCAACTATAGTAGAATTGATCTGCCACGCTTTCGAACGAGCACATATAATCTTGTTCAAATTTAAGAGGGCTTAATAATTTCTTTTGTTCTTCAATAAATTCTCGACTGCTGGCTCTCATTTGAAGATAGTTATAATGACGAACTATATAACGATCAGGATTATCTAGAGCAGTTTTAAAAATATCATAGAGAGGGCCGGCTCCATAGGGAGTTGATATAATGATCATACGACCTGTGGTATCTGGACTTCCTACTCTAGGTCTTAAACGATTAAACATTTCTTGTAGACTATCTTCAGTGTATAAGGCGGCTTCATCTGCTACCCATATACCAGCATTAAGACCTCGTAGATTTTCTCGCTGTTCTGCACTTTTACATCTTATAAAAACACCATTGGGAAATCGTATTGTTAATTCGCTATTATTGATAGCAGATTCTTCAATACCAAAATAATTTCTACAATTGTTTTTTAGTGGTTCCCAGACCAGGGCTTTGATCATATTCTGTGTTGGAGCAGAATAGATAACATCTTTGCCTCTATGATAAAAAGGATTGCCGGCGGCTATAGGTAAAAATAATGATGCCATATAGGTTTTACCACTACCAGCTGGCAATATATCAATACAATTTTTATCAGTATTACACCAATCTGAAAATATGGTGGATTGCTCACCATACAATGAAACATCAATATTTTTCATTGAGGCGTGATTGTTATATATTCAGGCAATTCTCTAGGAACAAAATTTAGTTGAACATCTAAAGTTTGACCATTGCTGGTGATATCAACACGATCCGCAACTACCTTTGACAGCAAGAATTGATCATATTTGGCAGTTAGGTAAGCATCTTGCCCATACACTGCTCGTTGATAGTTCAAAGCCAATTGAACCGCATAGGGAATGCCTAGAGTATCATCTATGGCATCTAAAATATCTGCGGCTGATATTTTATTAAGACTACCCTTGGGTCTACCTGCACCCGGCCTTGCTCCACCATTCTTACCTGGCACAGGTATAATTTCAGTCATTAATTCTGATTGTTTTTCAATTTGTTCCATATGATTATTTAAGCATATGGAACAAAAACACTTATTATTTAGAAGCCAATTTACACCTGTCGAAATGATAGCGATATATAGCATTACCTCGAGATTCAAATCCACAATGTGGACAAGTTTTCAAGGGTAGATTTCGTGCGGATTCACTCATTTGTGTTCGAGTATCTTCATTGTGAGTTTTACCTAACATACCTAGAGTGGGATTAGAAGATTGTGCTTGACTCATTCTAGCACGAGTTTCTGGACTTTTAGGTCGTCGTTGATATTCAGCTATTTTCTTTTTTGCCTCTTCGGTATGATGTCGTCCTAACATGGCCCTTGGAGGATTGGCCAACATTCTTTGACGATGTGCCGCCACAAATTCAGGAGGTTGTCGTTGACCTTTTCTATTGCTAACTCGTCCTCGATGTGCTTGAGATATCTTTTTTCTAGCTTGTTCACTAAGAGGTCTACGACTTCTAGAAAATTTAATACTGCCGTTGGTTAGATTATAACTCATTGGATTATGGCTAGCATTGGAATTAATCAATAATTCTGTTTCTAGTTGTCGCATATCTAAAGGACTACCTATGGCCAATATTACTCTACTCCAATTATCAGGATTGGATAGGATGAGTGGTTTGACTATTCGACTACTACAGATATAACCATCATCGGGATGACAACCTTTACTGGTATGTGATCCAATATACCACTTACCTGTAGATAATTCTGTCCAACGATATACAAACGCTTGTGTCATATTTTTTTATTTAAAAAAACCCGGGGGTTTTAATCCCGGGCAAAGGCACTCTTAATGGTGCTTATTTTAAGCATAGCTTTTTATAGAGTGTATCACCAATAGTATCAGGAATAATAGGATTCCAATTTTGGTTAGGATTATAGTTTGTGCCTTCTACAATCTGACCTTGAACATTATAGGTCTTGCCCATGACAACCCTAAAAAACCTACCAGGGCAATGAGTTTCTACACGCAGGAGATTTTTGGTCCTATCAGGATTTTCTACCCTGTGTTCAATCATATCTACGACGACTTTGTAGATGTGTGGTCAATAAACTACAACGGGCTTCAAATAATTTTTGGATGGTTGGACTATTGAGTTTTACCCAATAACCAGGTTTGTTCCAATCACGCTCACAGTCTGGATTGTTGTCCAAATCTGTTAAGCGTATTTCTCTTAGAAATAATTCATCATTTTCTATATACGCATATTGTGTGTTGTCAAAATAACTCATTGCCTAATAATTCCTCAGTTTGCTTTGATCATAACACCATCCCAACGCTTATAGGCCTGTGTGCTTGGTTCTTCTATGCTCATAGATTCATAGGGCAATTCTTCTAGGAGGTAGGGAACAGTGATCGAACTTAGAATACGACGTGGCACTATGAATCCAAAATTGGTTAATTGATCTAATTTGGTCATTGCTGTTCTTAGATCATAGATTGTATATTGGCCATTTTCCAAATCTAGGACCAAATCAGCAAATACTTCTTTGACCTGGGGTTTGATGTTTCTTGCGGGTATGTTTAATTTCATAGTTTAACCTTTATGATGTTGGGATCCAATGGACCTATTGCGGCAAGATCTCTGCCTGGATAATCATTCTTGTGTAATATATATCTGATTGCATTTAATCTGCCCATTTTTTTATCATTGCTGTCCACAACTATCCAAGGACAGGATTTTAAATTGGTTAGTGCAAACATACGATTTTTGGCACGAGTGTATTCATCCCAACGACTTTGACTAACACGATCAATTGGACTAAGTTTACCTAACTTCAAAGGATCCAATTCTCTTTGTTGAAATCGTCGTGCCTGTTCCGCTCGGGCCACACTAAAGTAGAACTTGGTGATGTTGAATCCTGATCTAGTCCACATTTTTTCCAGGGCAGGACATTCTCTGTAAAAGTCATCGACCTGGTCTGGGGTGGCAAAACCCATAACGGATTCGACTCCACATCTGTTATAG